ATAACTAAAGCTTGAACATCATTTACCCAAGGCCGTTCAGTAATAAAATATCCAATCCGATTAACAAAACTATAACCAGACCAGATATACGTGCCTCCATCATCACCATCCCCATAAGTCCAAATAAGGTTATCATCTGCCTCCTGTATGAATTTAAGTTCATCGCCATATGTTTCAAACATATAGCCATACTCTCCATCGCTAAATGAAGCATTTGTATCTATATGATTAGGTACTGGCTTAAAGGTATCAAACCATTCATCATAGTCCATTTCAATTAGGATACTCATACTTTACCCTCAATGTTAATAGACTCACACTCTTTACATGTGGCTTCCTCTGGCTCGTGGTACTCTTTATAGATTACATCTATCATCTCACCGCTTTCGTCATACTCGGCTTCGTTGTAACTGTTCTCACAGTAAGTAAAGAATTTAGTGTTACCACAATCTAAACACTTAGGCATAATATTTCTCCTCAATTTTTTTACGGTCAATACTTAAATTATAGGTCATACAGTATATATCTGTCAAGGCAGCCATATACCCGTCAAGCCATTCACGTTCATCACCTTGAGAGCGCTCTAACTTCATCTCACCCTCTAGCATTAATACTTTAAGGTGACCATGTAATAAATCTATTAGTGGTATAGAGATGTCCTCTAAGGCTTTAGTTAAATGTTCGGGGATAAAGGGATACTTATCACTCATTGATAATCCTCAATAGATGATCACAGGTATCAATTGCTCCCATATAGAAAGAATCTGATTCAAAGTACTCATCATCAGGAATCTCCACACCCTCTTGTGCTTCTTCCATAGTTTGCTCTAAAGATATCTTATGTATCTTGATATACTCGGTTAGTGTTTTTAGGTCCATATATTAATTATAGGGGTTTGAGTTGATTTTTACAAGCGGTGCAGGTGTGATACTGGTCACATCACTATGGTATGAAACATTAGATGATGACTCCAGGACATGCCTTCCAATCCCAATAATAGCCTGATGTGGGCAGGGACAAACAGGGGTATTTACATACTCCTCTTTCCAATAAGTGCTAAGTTCCATAAGACTATCACATTCAGTGCATAGCCATTCATATTTAATCCAGTTAGATTCAAACATTAGTCAAAGTACCCTTCTGCCCATAGGCCTTGTAAGAATTCGTGAGCGGTAACTAAATAATTATGAATAGCAGGATTCTCATCAGCATTTATTAAGAGATCAGCAGAGCCAACTCCATAAATCATATTATCTAAATCTTCTTTAGTATAGCCAAGCATAATTCTCCTTGTGGTTTGTGGTATGTACTAATTATCGCATGGTTTGGGGAAAAAGTCAACTGTATCGTAATTAGAAACTGGGAAAAATGTCATCTTACCGTAATAAGGTTTGCAAGAAAATGTCATAAAAATATCAAGCCCGGGCCCTTGCGATCTGTATGGGACTTGAACCCACGACCTCTACCGTGACAGGGTAGCGCTCTAACCAACTGAGCTAACAGACCTAATGGTGAGCAGTTTTAAATCATGCTCAGGATTTTTTGTTAGGCTAAAGCCATAACATTTTGAACTACTTTTAGCAAACGATTTTTTTCTGCGTTAATCGCAGGGTCGAAACCACTTGCGCTTGCGAGCATAGATTCGTTATTACCACCACGAGCAGAACGATACCAATCAAGGCGTTCGGTTAGCGCATTGAACGCACCCCACGCATTACCAGCAATCATTCCATTAAACTCACCAGTGTAAATATCATTGACCATGCCAACTTTATTTTCCCACTTTTTGATTGAGCCTTTTGAATCCTTGTCTGGCTTAGGATAAGCAGCAAGAATGATGTCATTGAATGACTTAGCATTGACTTCCTTTTCGATCATAGCCTTAGCCATGATGTCGAATTCGTCCATGTACTTGTTAGCCATGCCAAGAGTTTCACGAGCAATTTGTACTTTGCCGTTAGCAGTTTGAGTATGGCGAATCTTGAAAGATTGCTTGACACCATTCTTTTTCTTGATTGAACCAAGAGCAAGGTTGAGAGTGTTAGCGCATACAACACGAACTGGCGTGATACTTGCTTGAATAGCAATCGAGCCGTCATGTGATGTGTTGATGAGCAAATAAGTTTTAACCTTATCGGCAACACCATTAGGGTCAAGAATTGTTTCACGCTCTAGTGCTAACGCACCGAATACGACACGACCACCCTTGATTGAGCCAGCAGTTTCCCAACGACCGCCACCGTCTAGGATATTGTCACCGAATGAAAATAAATCCTCATTTTGTAGTGGGTGATAACGCTCACCAACAATTCCGAGAATATCGGTTTGAGTGTTATCTGTGGGATTAGTACGCAAGACATACTGGTACGCCTTGTCGCTTGCTAGATGTGCTGGGGTTTCTAAATCCTCTAGACGAACATTCCACCCATTAAGGTTAGCAGCAGCCAACATTTCTGTGGTAGATTTTTCATCTGTGAATACAGTACCCAATCCATGCCAAGCAGGTTCACGGAAAGAAGCGAATGAAGCCTTGCCGTTTTGTGTTTCTATGTCATGTGCCATGAGTTTATTTCCTTTTCTGTTGTTGAATTTTAAGTATAGCAGGACAGACTGACAAATACAACTTAGGACAGTTAGATATGGACAATCTGGACATTTTCCAGGTGATCTTAATCACAGCTAATTAATTTGACAAATTAAGATTTTTGCCCCGGGATTTGTGAAGCAGTTTAAGGACGTGCTCAGGTCCATTAGTAGCCCCCTACTAAATATCTATGCGGTCAATCGTTCCCGAAAGATATGTGATTGGTTCGTCATATGAAATAGAATCAAGATCAAGATCATGAATTGCGTTCATGGCCTCTTCTAAATTCTTAGCGTTGACTGTCATTGAATATTGAACTGATACTTCTAATTCAAATTCTTGTGTTAATTCAAAACCAGCAATATCGGCAATCTCTTGCGCTTCTGCTTCATTGATTGAAGCCTCTTCCAATGCGTTCATAGTCCATTCGTGAAGGTCATCCCGTAGTTTTTGTAGGGTGCCTGCTGTGTCATAGTCACGCTGTGCTAAGCGCTGGGAATGTAAAACTAAATCATTAATTCGTTCCTCTTGCTTAGCGATTGTGGCCTTAAGAAAATCCTCTGTTGCTATTGCTGTTGTATTCATGGGCTACTCCATTTCCTTAGATAATTCGTTCATTTCTTTAATTGTAGCAACCATGTCTGACATATCTGAGTGTGATAAACAAACCTGTGAAACAAGTGTTGCTGTTAGGGCTGATAGTGAGGAACTGTATTTAAATAGTAATTGAGCAAATTCCTCAGTTTCCATATACTCACGATTTTCAAACATGAATCGTGCTAAACTCATTAGATCAGGATCAAATAAGGCTTCCTCTGTTGCTTCTTTAATTTGTAACATTGTGCTAATCATTGGGCTACCTTTCTAAGATTTTGTGTTGAGCAGTTTATAGTCATGCTCAGGACAGTTTCCGTTAGGAAATTATAGGTATTCGGATACTGCGTTGTATGTTGAGGTATTAACTGTTTCCTCATCTGTCATCTTTAGAATACGAATTGCGTTTGACAATTCCTTCTTAGACTCACGATAAGTGCTTGCGTGAATAAACTCGAAATCACGCTCTGGTTCTTTTGGCATTTCTGACTCTGTAACCTTTAGGTCAAAGTCAATGTTTAGTGTGTCGTTGTATGAACGATAGTTAGTGCGTAGGTTAAAAGACTTCTTGACATTAGCCATAGCAAAGTCAAAGACTTCCTTTTTCCACTTTTCTACTGCCTTTAGATACTTTGCTTCGTTGGCTTCTTGTGTTGCGTAGTCTGCCTCTAACTTAGCAAGGGAGGCTTCTAGTGCTGTGATGATTTTAGGTGTTGCGATTTTTACATTTATTGCTTTTGCTCTAGCCATTTGTTTTCTCGTTTCTGTTTGTGGTGTATTTATATTATAGGGGGTTGGTCTGACATTTTGAGCAGTTTTAATTCATGCTCAGGAATAAGTAATTAGATTACTTTGCTGTCCAAGTTGTGTAGCGGTGTTCGCCATTAACATCTAACTTTACTCGAACATTACCATTTGCTTGTGGGTCAATGGATACAATCGTTCCTGTAACCTTTGACTTTTGAGTTGTGTAGGTATCGCCTACATTGTAGAGAGCAGTTGCTACTGTCATTTTGTATTACCTTTCTGTTTGGTTGATATTTTAAGTATAACATTTCCTACTGACATTTATCAAATTATTATCTGATAATCTCATTATTTGGAATTGCTATTTGGTTATACCTAAGTATGACAGAAAATCTCGGAAATGTCAATTCATGCTCGTAAACGGGGAAGTGATAAATCTCACACTTAATAGGCTTGACAATCATCTTAGTTTAGGCGGCCCGGGCCTGCTTTCGCAGGGTATAGCTAATTACTCATCATCCTCAACATAAACATATAGCGAAACTAATTCATCATGTTTTAAATTAACAATATCTTTTTCACCAAACTCATCAATGAATTCAACATGATAGTCATCTCCATCGTTAGTATCGTTAATTCCAATTACTTCAACAACATCATCTTCAACACCAATTAAATCATTTAGCATCAGTTGTCCAGGTGTTAGACGATCAGCAAAAATTAATTCCATAGGTTTCATTGTAGCATTCATTTAGGCATTATCCATTTCTACGCAGTCCATAAAACATTCCTCGCACATATATTCATCAATCGTGTAGTCATCTTGATTCATACACTCGTGTTCATCACAAGGGCATTTATTTATTGTCATCATGAGAATAACAATTCTAATTCTGAGTCTGACATTTCTGTCCACTCGTTACTGTTAATTAGAAATTCGGGCTCGCCAATAATAGACTCGCAATCAGAAAAATCAGGGAATTGGTAATTGGTCATTACTTCCTCGATATCAGTCGTTTCAAGATAAAACTCATGATACATGCTTACTTTATAGGTCTTAGACATTATTCGTTATCCTCATCTACTGGGTCAATAAACCACGATAAGTGGTGTTGTTCAATTATAGCCCACGCTGGTGCTTGGGTCAAACCACGCCAACGTATCTGAAAGTCACCAACCATAGGCATGTCAATCACACGCTCATAGTCCTCATCATAGGCAGCATCTATTGCTTCAATACAAGGGGCAACCATTTCAACGGGTACTGGTGGATAATGATTACCCTGTAAGTGATAACGCAATTGCGTTTCTAAGTCTAAGGTTGTGTCTGCTAATCCAATTGCTGTTACTGATCCCATTATTTTACTCCTACTGTTCCGTTGCGGTGAAAGGTCTTAGTAAACATCTTACCCGTTGGGTCTGACAAGTTATAGGTAGCGTATTCCTTAGCAGTGCCATGATCTACGCATAGATTCCAAGCGTTTACAATTTCTAATAAATCTGATACTCGCAGGGTATTTACTAATTCCCCGTCATAAGCAGTAGTAAGTGAGTAAGTGTATTCCATTAGTTTCCTTCTTTCGTAGTTGATATTTCTGATACTAACATATCGGACTGACATTCGCAGGGTTCTGAGTAATCAAACTGGCAGAAATAACAACCCATCATTTCATCGCATACACGGCACTGATACTTAAACTGTACTTCATCGCAACAATAGTGCGAGATATCCCAAATTAAGTAGTGATCTGTCTTATCTATAACTGTAGCCATAGGGGGCAACCTCTTTTCTTTATACTGTAATCCTATCATGGGTGACTGACATTTTTCTACGACACGCCACGATCTGGGAAAATATTCGGGTGTGTTTAATCTCACATCGTAAATCACCCTGTGGATAAGCTGTGGATAAGCCCCCGGGCCCACTTTCATTGAAGTATAAATAAAATTACTAACCAAAGAAAAACATAAATCCAAATATTCATTTTATTATTTCTTAGTCGCAGAAAAAATAATATCACTCTTAGAATAAACACACAGTTTACATGATACGCATGCGGAGCCAGCAGCGCTAATTAATGGAATCTGTTTATTATTCTCAGGACACTTAGCAGCAGGCTTACCAATCATTTCTTTAAGATCTGCTTTACCTATAGCAAAATTCTTAGCAAGGTATGCCATGCGGACCCCACTATTAATTTTTAGATCAACAGCAGTTTTAACATTCTCGCTATCAGCAGAAAAATACAGTGAAAGGTTTTCAATATCTTTTAGAATGAGGGCAGCAGACTTAACACGAGTGTAAACCCAGAACTGTACATCCGCATTAAGTTTAATTACATCGGACCATGCCGTAGTGTAAGTATCATTAAAGAAGTCGCCATCCCAATGGATACGGAATAACATAGGCGCATTCTTTTTTACGCAATCAGCTTTGAAATCAGCAATCATTTCACCGATCAAATTAAACATAGTTAAATAGTCTGCGTCTTTTAGCAGGGCCCAATTATGAAGTAAGTTAACCTTTACGGAAGGGAATACCTTTTCTAGTTTTCCCGCATAACAGACACTCTCGCAAACAGTCGTTGCGCCAGGACAAGAATAAGCCTTTCCAGCGGGTAGGCCGAAGGTGTTGGCAATTGCTGCTTGCTTTCCATTTTTTGTGACAAGGTTAGCGACCTTTCTATCGTTAGAACGTTTTAGTTTAGTAGTCAAGGGAGAGGCTCATTTCTAAGGCCATGTCTTCATGAGTAACAGAATCTGCTAATTCATTTAACCAGCAATGATCACACACTGGCATATATTCATCAACAGCATTTTCATTACACTTAGGGCAGGTAGTAGCGTAGAATTCATCAAGGAATTCATCGTTTTCGAATGTCATGGGGGCACGACCTTTCTTAGTTGTTGTTATTTTTTAATTCTAGCATAGCAGACTGACATTTTCTACCCTTGCGAGTATAAGTCTTTTTAGAAGGCACGGCGGAGGCAGCATTAGAACGGCGAAGTTCCATAAGTCTGCGTAATTCCTCAGCGGTTTTCTTAGTCATAAACTAATCTTAGCAGAATTGGGGAAAAATATCAAATAGACGTAAAGTGTTAAATGTCACATGTGATAAATATCACGACGGCCCGGGCTGTTCTAGCAGTTTTAAATCTTGCTAAGGATTTTTATTTTACTTTTTAAGTCGTTCAGTTCGCAAAGTAACTTGTAGCCTGCGAATTTCTTTTTCTAATTGGATGTTGCGTTGCCAAAAAGCAATCATCACTCCAAGCGATCCAGCTAAAGCAATTACAATTGCGATTAGTGTTCCGTTATCTAAAATCATTACACACCCGCCATTTCTTTATAACACGCATTTACAAAAGTTTCATGTGAAAATCTTTCGTTATCAACTTCGAACATCACAGAAAATTCATCTACTAAATCTGCGAATACAATTTCGTCAAGGATTAAATCTCTAAACTCATTTAGAATTTGAGCAGTAGCAACATAGTCTTTGCGAGTCATCATTTATTTAACCACCTTTAGAATTGCGTATGAACCGTTTTCATTTACTTCAGCAAGCGCAGGCTCTAAAGCAGGCACTATAAATTTATGTAGCACTGATTCCAAAAGTTGAACTTGGTCTAAGTCGCTAAGTGCTAAGAATTGTTTTGCTACTGGATGATTCTCATCAAACTCAGTTACAAACTTTAGTGAGTGTTCTATTGCTATTGTCATTTTTATTTCCTATTCGTTAGTTGGATTCGGGTGTATTAAATAATTGTATATCTTGGCACTGACAAGGCTCGACATGGTAGTCCTCGCCTATACCAAAAAAGATTAAGCCAGTTGAGTAGCAGTCCTCGCAAGGAATTGTTAAAACTGAGTTTATCATTGATTAACCTACCTTTACGGCTATTGCTCGGTAAGTAGAATTACCAAACCAGCGAGATTGACGGCTATTGGTGTAGTAAGTAGGGCGTACCTGAACACGATAAGCCTCAGCGCCATCATAGTGAAGGCAAGCAGGGTGAATCTCCGCTGAGATAATTTCTCCCTCTACGGAATTGGAACGATAGATCTTGCCGATTAGCAATTCCTCGATAGTGTACACATTTGCTGACATTAGTTGTCACCTTTCTTTATTTCTTTAATTGTAGCGGATAGGACTGACAAAGCCTGAGCCTTGCTTGCGTTGCGTTGCGCTTCGATATGCGCCTTGTATTCGTCTAGTGTCATTTTTGACCTTTCGTTAATTGCTTACTATGTAAGTCTATACTATTAGACTGACAAAAGCGAATTAGAAATGCTAACAATTCGGACATTTTCTTATTTATTTTTGTGATCATTCTCACATTGGGAAAAATTATGTAACAATTTAATAACAATCTTAAAGCTAACGGCGTGTCGATTTGACTTTTGCGCCCCGGGCCCTATTCTTTAGAAAGTAAAAATAAAAAACGAAAAGCAAAAAATAAAGTTAAGAAAAATAAAGCTCTGCCGTCAGTAAAAAAAGTTAGATCCATTTTTTTATTCTCCATATTCTTTAAATAAATTTTCTAATTCTAAAATTTGTTCATCTGTTAAATGATCAATATTAATTACGTTAGCAAAACCAAAAATATCATAGTTTAAATTATTTTTATTCATTTTATCTCCCTAACAATTCAGTAAAATGTTCTTGTTTTTCATTTTCCAAAATCGCATCTTCAAAATCTAAAAGCGATTGGCGATAAGCAACAGGGTCACACTCTCGCAAAATCTGTGAAGGATAAAAAGTTAAATTACCAATTTCAAAAACTGGATATGATTCGTCAAGCATTTCATCAAACCATGTTTTAATTTCAAAAGCGACATCAAAATCTAACATTATTTTTCTCCTCTAATTATTTTGTTTATAACCAATAAGTCGCACTCTGCTCTGAGAGGCGTGTTTTTGTTAAGGCGTGAAGGTAACGCAGAAAGAAAGTCACGCAATTCTAATTCCGTTACGAAGGGCATTTTCCATGTGTTGCCGTGATATGAGGTAAGTGTAAGTGTTATCATTATTTTTTCTCCATTACTCTGATTATGACATCTAAATCTTTTTCGGTAAGCAATACGCTTGCGCTACCCCATAGGGCTGCCCATGCGTTATCGCCATGAGCCTCTTTTGCTAAGGCATAAGCCAAATCTCTTTTTTCGTGGGTACTCATTATTTACACTCCTGACATGTGAACTTAGTGAACTTTTTATCTTTAGCAAATACCTCTAAATAATTATCCTCGCAATTAGAGCATGGGATAAGTGCGGTAGAGGCTCTGCCGTATAGGTGAGGCTCTAGTACGGATAACAGGGCGTTATCTATAACCTCTTGAGTTTTTAGTATAGTCATATTTGACCACCTTTCGTTTTCTTTATATGGCAAGTTTAGCATTAGGGTCTGACATTTTTGCCTATTTAGGCATAGTGTCCGATGTGTTACTGGTCACACTCACAAGGCTGAGAGTAATCAAATTCGCAAAAGTAGCAACCTTGCGCCTCGAAATGCTTTTCGCAATAGTGGCGGAATTGGATCTCATCACAATGTAAGAACTGAGTGTAATCGGTAAGGTAATAGCGATTAACGGGGTGAAGGACAAGGCTCATAGAGATACCTTCCATTCTCCCCATGCGTTAAGGGATTCGGCAGACCGCTCAATATTCTGCTCGCAAACCTCGCAAAAGGTAAATTGCTCATCACAATATTCTGATATTGCGAGATTAGGGATATGCTCTGAGCATACTGTCATTTTTTCTAATGTAGTCATTTTGACCACCTTTCTTTAATTTCTTTATACTGTAAGTTTAACAGAGGGGTCTGACATTTTCAGGGGTACAAATAGAACAATTCGGACATTGTGATGTATAACACATGTGAGGAATATCACAAGAACGGGGGAAATTATAACAATTACGTAACAATTTTATTTTTATCGGCGTGTCGACTTGACACGACCCGGGATCTCTTTTGCCAATGAACAATGTCCGTTTTGTTAGCATTTGTCGTGTGAGGTTTATCACAAAAATAGTTTTGCGACACGCCCGAGATACATGCCAAAATGTCAGTACCCCCTGCTAGAATTGCGGTATAAGAAAAAGAAAGGAGAATACTAAATGAGTATTTTCACTAAGTTCGCTACTGTAAGCGATTACCCTAAAGGTCTAATGAACCTTTGCCCATGCGGACAGGTTGTCCTAGCACCTGCCCTATATCACGCAGGACAGGCTCACTGGGCTAACCCTGATAAGTGTAAGGAATTGTGGGCTAACTCACAAAAATAGTTTCCCGACACACCCCCAAAAGGGGTCAAAATGTCAGTACCCCCTGCTATACTTCCACTATACAAACAAACAAAGGACAGAAAATGAACACTAACAAAATCGAAGGTACTTGCGGAATCTGCGGAGATGAGTACATTGGCACTAAGGCTCAGATGTATTGCTACAATTCTTTAGAGTGCTCATCTGATAACGGAGATTCTTTCATCTTTAACAAGTAAGTGGTCTAAATCACATTAGACACACCCCCAAAAGGGGTTAAAATGTCAGTGCCCTAGGCTATAATTCTCAGTATAACAACAAACAAAGGACAGAAAATGAACACTAACACAATCTACGCAACAGATGAAATCTGCTGGGCTATCGAAAATGACGATATTTGCGACGGCTTCGGTTGCGCTCCATGCTCAATCGAAATTGACGGAGAATTCACTCCCCTATATCGCTCAACTAACTAAGGATAAATAAATGACTAAATATGAATTAAGAGAATTAGCAGTATCTCTCGCTAAAGAAAATCACGGTACAGATAAGTACGCTGTACTATGGGGAGCAGCCTCAGTGCTACTCACAGAAAAAGATTTACAAATTATTATTAACGTATTGGAGAAAGAATAAATGATAAACGCAACACTAACAAGCGTTACAGGTGGAACAAAAGTTATGGGTTTCACAACAAAAGAAAATCTAATCGAATTTATTGATAAGTACGCAGAAATTTTACCAATTGGAAATGCTGTAAATATAGACGCACCTCTCGCAGGTATTCACTCAGGCTGGATTCATGGTAAGGCTAAGAAAATTTAAAACGTGCTCACTATTTTTTAGTGTGTAGGTTTTTTTAAATGTGTATCATACACAAATACAAAATATTCAGATTTTGTCCAAAACCACTTTATAAATTTTCAGGGGATAATTGTGCTACAATAGGTCTATGACCGATGACACATATACTGGAGATAACTGCTGTGCAGCATGCACATGTACTAATCCTCATTCTTCAAAACCACTACCTACAGAGTAATCTAATGGCAATCCTAGAAAACCTTGAATACTCCTGGGATAAACCAGAACCACAATACGAATCTCTGGCTATGAAAATATTTTCAGATTTTTGTTGTAATGGATGTAGCTGTAAATCCGAATCAGACCATAACAAATAAGGTTTTTGTATATAACGGTTTGTTATAATTAAAAATTTCGGGGAATATAAATTCTTTCTGGCCTCTTACCATTTACCAACTGGACATTTAGCATTTGCTAACATAGACTTAGCAGCCATAAAACATCCACATTTCTTACATGTCTGGGTTTTAGGCCTAAACCAATCACAGGTTTTACAAATATCCAGGCGAAGTTCTTTTATATCTTTTTCAACTCTCGGCGAACCATTAATTAAGTCAAAAGGGGTTACATCATCCATATACTTATTATAGCCTATAGGGAGGCTAGGAGCCGATTTAAGACATGTTTGGATCTTTGATCCATATGTTGTCTAGGGTAGGGTTTGTTATCTCTATTTTCGGCGACTTCTATATTCCGTCGAATTTACATGATTGCTTATATAATGTTTGATATAATAGCTATGTGAATATTCATAACTTTTTGACTTTAAGCAACACCACAGTTACCGAACTTACTCCGTCTAGCAACCATAGCGGAATTGACCTAACTATCCAGAATGTAAATACATCTGGCTACCTATATGTCGGCGGAGCCAATGTCTCGTCTACTAACTACGGTTATAGAATTTCTCCAAACCATGCAATATCTTTTGAGATAGGTGCTAGAGGAAGAATGTATATTATTGCTTCTTCAAATGGATTAAACGCAGCAGTTATCAATATTGGTCTTGAGTAATGGCACGTTTTACACATCCTGGCACTGATGCGTATGGAAACGTACCTGGAACTATAATTGATTTTGTAGTTGCTGGTGGAGTCGTATCTGGAACTCAACCAACTTTTAATGGCGCTCCACTGTTCACAGGATCTTATTCTAGAATTGGCGATTTAGTTCATTTTCAAATTCAAGTAGATTTTGATAACATAACTTCATTTGGAGATGGTCAATATTATGTCAATCTTCCCTTCCCAGCAAGATATGGCTATCAAATAAGAGAAGGATGTGTTCACGATATTTCTACATCAAGACAATATTCTGTTGGAGGACATGTTTTTGCTGGCCAGTTGCAACTTGCATTAAACTTTACAGACACAAATGGAAGAGATACTGCATTTACACACAATACTCCATTTGCTTTAGCGGTACAAGATAACTTTCATGTTTCTGGAACATACATAGCAGAGCCAATTTAATCTTATATAATGATATAATAAACCTTATGACTATACAAGACTGGGCTGCTTTAATTTTAAGCGTATTAACCATAGTCGGTATTATGGCTGGCGGAATTAAATTTCTCGTAAAGCATTATCTGAGCGAACTTAAACCCAATTCAGGCTCATCGATGAAAGACCAGATTTCAAGGTTAGAAAATCGTATTAACGAAGCAGATGCAAAGCGATCAGATATGAATAGAAAATTAGATCATATGTATGATGTTCTTTTAGATTATATATCTAAATCTAAATAATCCTACAAATTAAATTTACTATATGGCATTTTTTCACCATAGTAATTAATCTCAAAATCTTCAAATTTTTCATAAAAATCTTTTGAGTGCATGAAGCAAGAAAAATCAATTAAAACCTTATCTAGATTATTATTTATAACTTCATTCCAAGTTGTCATAGATGTCCAATAATCATATTTCTTTTTACTGTTTTTAAAAGTATCTATTACATCTTTTAATAATTTATTTTCTTTTTTTGCATAATAGTTAGAGTTGTAAAAATATGGTGGTACATGTTTTACATCTTCAAAAACTACCATATCTTGGTCATTATAGTTTGCAAGTATTTGATCTAACGGCATACTACATACAGAATCTATGTCAGCATAGACTCCTCCATTTTTATAGGTTATGATATAACGCCAAATGTCTGCCTGTATTTGTGGCTTCACTTCCTTGTATATTTCATATAGCTCTAAATCTTCTTGCTTAACAAAGATTTCTCTTTCTTCGTGATCCATAAAAACATAGTTCCAACTTGGATTTAATTTTATCCATGTCTCAGAAGCTTTCTTTAATGTAATAGGAAGATCTTCAAATTTATAGTTATGTGTTTGGTATACTGTTTTATGTATCATTTAATTATTATATCTTATATATAATATACTTAAAAACCTTAACTATAGTATATTCTTTTCTTTATATATTTTAAGTATAGCATAGACATTACTGGCTTTTGTATTGATACCCCGTTTTGAATTATAACTTTTTATAACAATTTATTAATATGCCTTTATTATAACTTTTTGTTATTAAACTCTGTATATTCCTGGATTTTTAATAAAATAAGATATAATTTAAGAGCTAACACCTAGGTTCTACCCACCCCACCCATTGCGCCTAGGTGTTAGTTTTATGGTATAATCAATTATTATGTGTACCCCTACAATTGATAAATATGGAGCTACTCCAGCAAATATTAAATGGACAGTAGTTCGTGGGGACAGCGCAAACCTTAAAATTGAATTTTTTGAGGACGATGAAGTAACAGAATACGATACTACAGACTGGACTTACATTGCTACAGCCTATGATCCAAGTGGTCAAGTATTAGATGATCTTCCTGTTGTTTCTGGACTAGGTTATGGTGAAATTCAAGTATCATCTGGGACTACCGCAAATTGGGGTACAGCATACAGGTCTGTAGTAGCAGAACTTTCTTTTGATTTACAAGTTGTAATTCCAGCTGGTTCTGGAGAAGGCGAAGATACAACTTGGACTCCAGTTATTGGAACTATTTGTGTCCTTGGTGATGTTAGTGGAACGAGCCTTTAATGCCTGTTGTAAAAGTATCAACTCCACAAATTAATTTGCCACCTGTTATTAAAATTGGTAAAAAAACATTTAAGGTAAAATAGTGCATGTCAAAAAGCATGGACTTTCCAAAAAAGAAATATGCTGAGACAGTTCAGTTAACTCAAGAATCATTACAAGGAAACACAGAGTATATTGCCGTACCAGGAATGACTGGGGAAAAAGGTGATACAGGACCACAAGGACCTCCAGGGCCAGAAGGAGCTAGAGGGGAACGTGGACTTCAAGGCAAAGAAGGAAAGCCTGGTTTAGCAGGACCACAAGGGCCTAAAGGAGAACCTGGTAAAAGCAACGGTCAATCATACGAAAGCCAATCTGGTCAATATCCTGGGTGGGCTTATTATGAAAATAAAAATAAAAGACAAATACATCTTGGTCCAAATAGAGGAGATGATGGTTGGGTAACATTATCAATAGATGAAGATTCTGATAATAATATATTGTTATTTCTTCCAATAGGAGGAGTTTCATTGTGGAATCAGAATACTGGCAGAATTAATTTTAAACAGCTAAAAATAGGGGCAAAAGTCGACATTAGATATGACATTATTTTAAGCACAGATTCAAACAGCACAGAAGCTTGGATAAGAACGTATATCCCAAAAGTTGAATCACCAACAGGATATATAGGAATGTTAAAATATAAATATCCATACGAAATGTCATTTAATCAAACCCTCTATATAGATATATCAAAGATTAAATCTGAGGGTGGAATTATTCAAGCAAGAACAGATAGCGAAAGTACCATTATTTTAAAGGGCATGTATATATCAGTGTCTTAGTGGTATAATATATTAGGAGGAATCATGGCATTTCCAGGAACTTATAATTTTAATTACTATCGTGGCGATACAGCAGAATTTGTTATTCAACCCAAAAACTCCAATGGAGAAGCATTTGATTTAACTGGTTATACTGCAAGCTTTAACATCGCTACCGCAAGAGGGCCTATTGTAGCACCAGCAGTTTCTTACCCTGCAAACGCAGTAGTAAATGATGTAACAAATATTATAACTTGTAAAATTGTTCCATCAACAGGAAGATCTTTAGCAGCTGGAACATATGTTTATGATGTTCAAATAACTAATGAAGCTCCAGACCCAGATGTTATATTTACACTTTTAACAGGAACAATTACAGTAACAAATGATATTACAGGTGCTGGTTAATGCCTGAAGTATTAGTATCTACTGATAGTATAACGGTTGTAGGACCACCTAATATTGTTGAGGTATTAGTTGATATTGGTCCAACTGGAACTCGTGGCAATAGATTTATTGTTGGTTCTGGAGATCCAAATTTATCAACAGTAGATGGTGTTTTATTGTCAAACAATTTAATCTTAAACGATATGTATATTAATACCACTCCAGGAGCAGACTATGGATATCTTTATCAATATGTAGCTGGGCTTAATAATACAAATCAATGGATTCAAGTTCTTGATATGAACCCCGTAATATATTCTGAAACACACCTAACAACCTATACTGCTGGCACAGCACAGATTAGTATTCCAATCTCTAACATTGTAAGTCAAACTTCACTAACAGCAGAAAACTTTAATATTCAATATAGTATTGCCCATTCAAATCCACTTGCCTCATCTATGTCTATACCAGCACTTGCTGGATCTGGAACAAACCTTGTAATTAATTTTAACGCAGTAGAGTACGACGACGATTCAGGACCAGCAGAATGGATTCCTTTAGATGGAACCGTAACTACCCATCTATTTATATCAATAGTTGCAGGAATAGATGAGTCTTAATCACATTTTGTGATATAATTCTTAGAGAGGTGAATTATGGCAATTGAAAGCATAGGTACTTTAGTACCAACAAAAATTCCAGGTCTTGCTGACCCAGCTGATATTCAGGTTGCACTTAGAACATACCATTATGGATCTGATACCTTTAATACAGCTGAAACAAATAAGGCAAACTTAGTCGTACCGTCAATTGCACATACACTTAATAGTTTACAGGATCAGATTACCGCTATTGACACAGGAGGATCACTTCAAGCCTCAAGCTTTAATGCAAAAGGTGATTTACTTTCAGCATCAGCAAATGACACCTTATCTGTTGTAACCGTTGGAGCTAACGGAACAATCTTAACTGCAAATAGCGCAACAGCTTCTGGATTGTCATGGGCTACTCCAGCTGCAGCAACTGCTATAACTACGTCATCTTCTGTAACAGATGCAAGAATTTCCTGGGATACTACAAACAAACAAATTCAAGTTGGTAATGGAACAAGCCTTTTAAATTTTCAACCTTTTAATGTAAATACAACTGCTAAGACTGCAGGGTATACATTTGTTTTATCTGATGCTAATACGCTAGTTCAAATGAATGGTGCTTATGCCTTTACCGTTCCACTTAATGCGACAGTTACGTATCCTATTGGAACTCAAATACATTTAATTGCACTTACAACAGGAGTTACGGTTTCATTTACTTCTGGTATTACTTCATATGCAACCCCAGGAGCAAAAATACGTGCAGCTGGATCAATGGCAACATTAATAAAGCTAAATACAGACACTTGGGTACTTGCAGGAGACTTGATTGCATAATGCCAATTCCAGGAGTAACGGGTTCTTCAGATAATCGCCAGCCAGGAACTCCAACTATTGGAGCTGCAACTGCTGGTAATGCTAGTGTATCTGTAGCTTTTACTGCTCCAGCAAATACTGGAAAACCTAATACATCTTTAACCTATACAGCAATTACAACTCCAAGTTCAATTACTGGAACTAGTCCTACATCTCCAATTACTATTTCTGGTTTATCTAATGGTACTTCCTATACCGCAGTTGTTAAGTTAAATAATACCGTTCAAGATTCTCTAAGTTCTGCTGCTAGTAATTCATTTACTCCAGTAGCGCCACCGTTCTTCCCATTCTTCCCACCATTCTTCCCATTCTTCCCGTTCTTCCCACCATTCTTCCCACCATTCTTCCCAACATTTGTTCAGCCAACACCATCATTTACATTTGCGACTGCCAGTAACCCAGGTTCCACTTCTATGGTTATTGAATTTGGAGGAAATGATGCAGCTGCTTACACCATAACAACTTCACCAGCTCCTCCAGAACCAGGAGGACTTGCTTCAGGTCCATACGTTCCCTTGGCTCCTTACAACATTGGTATGAGCATTACATTGACTGGTCTTTTGCCAAGCACAGCATACACATTTACTTATACACTTTATGCTAACAGTAATTTCACTGGGCCAACTGCTTCACTTACTCGCAGTAACACCACTACCGCATAATAAAATAAAAAACCCCTACTTTTTACAGTAGAGGTTCTTTATTACCTAAAGTTTTATTTAGGGAATTTTTGCATCCAAGCCCTAGTCTTTGGCGTAATACCTTTCCAAGAAGACCAGTCATTTCCCCCGTTGGACATATAGTATGCAATCTCCGCATTTTTTACGGGATTGAATAACTCAGCGTTTGTATCTAGATCAAACTTATCTCTACGATCAGGACCTAGATTATCGATCATATTAATTTGAAACATCCCATAAGAGGAGTCTCCAGTCTTATGATTGCCATTGTATGCCAATGGGCGACCATTAGATTCTTTTTTAGCAATAGCCCAAGCTACTACTAAGTCATTACCCTTAAATCCCACAAGGGATAAAAGTTGCTTTAGTTCTTTATCTGTTAAGTGTGTTCTATTTTCAAATTTAGCTAACATTTTTTCCTTAGAAACAACAAATGCCTCCTTGTCGGAGGCAGGAGCATCTACAGACTTATTTATTAGTAAATTATTTTCGGTACTTGACGCATTAGCAGCATTACTAAAAGGTGCAATAACACCAACTAATGCTAGGATTCCAATCCAAGCTTGCTTGTCTCTTCTCATAATAATAACCTCCTAGAGAACAAATGCTACCTGTTGGTAGCATGTATTAAGTATAACATAAAAATGGCCTCAAAAGCAAACTTTAGGTAACATTTTTATAACTTTTCAATAACTTTCTTAGGAAGTGGTATAATAATAAGATTATGGCTGAGACTTCAATTTATGATTTTCCTTATCCCGTTTTAAGCGACCCAGTTGATATTGTGGGAGATATTCAGTCTTTGGCTGAGCGTATGGAAGCGGTACTTTTTGCAACAGAATCAAACGTAACAATTGAAGTAACAAATGTTAGTGGCGTTTCTATTGCTATTGGTGATCCTGTTTATGTTTCTGGATTTAATAGTGACAGCGGAAAACCAGAAGTAACTAAACTAACTAACACAATGAATTATCCTATGTTAGGTTTGGCTAAAAATATTATTAGTACAGCAACTGATGGCGTTATTGTTATTTCTGGTATTTTTAGTGGAGTTAATACTTCTTCTTATTCCGTTGGAAATATTCTTTACACTGGAACTTCTGGGGGACTAACAGCAACTCAACCAGCAACTGGAGGAACAGCAGTAGGAGTAGTAGCAAAATTACACGCAACTACTGGTGTTATAATTGTTGGTAAACCAACGGGTAATGGAACTTGGGCGGCATTGAAAGCAGGGTTAGCATAATGGTAAGTTATAGAAATAAAGATGAGAGTGCATTAACATCAGTAAAAGCACCAACAACATATAATGTTGGAAACAAACCACCATTAGTTAATTGGACAATTGTTACTGGAGATAGTGCAGCATTTAGAATTTATGTACAAGATGATTTAGGTGATGCAATTAATATTGCAGATTGGACAATTAGATCACAGTTTAGAAGATACTCTGATAATGTAGGAGATGATCTTCTTTTTACATTAACTCCTACCGCAATGGGCTTAGATGATGACGGAGAGTTTACAGTATTCTTAACACCAGCTCAATCAAAACAACTATTAACTGGAGATGTTTTTGATGTACAGTTATCTGATGCTACGAGAGTTTGGACGGTATGCCAAGGAGAAATGACTATGATTGGCGAAGTTACAGATCAAGAGTCATAACAAATGGCTAAAGCAACTATCTCAGATTATAAACCATCATCTAAAATAGAAGATGTAAAACCGTATAAACAAAAACTATCTAACAAGTCAACTGGAACACTTAAAAAAGTTTCTAACATTTCTTCTAAGTCTTCTGTTGTATTAGACATTAAACCAAAATCTTCAAATATTAAAACAGTAGATTATCCCAAGAAAATAAAACCAAAAGATATTCTTCCATTTAAAATAAAGATTACAAACCTTGGAATAGATGGGGTAAACCCATTGGCTCCACCTGGAATTGGTGTTCAAATTATTGGGTTTTCTAACTATATTATTTAATATAAATATGATATAATCAGCGTATGGCTAAAACATCAATTTCAAATATTAAATCCCTTTTCCAAACTGGTGACCGTCCAAGTCAAGCAAATTATGAAGACTTGATTGATAGCACATCAGCTCGTTCAACAGATCTTGGATCAGACGGCAATAACGAGCAAACAATTAATGGAATTGAAAACACTACAATCTTTGATAACTTTTTAGCAAGTGAGTGGAGATCAGTAAAATATATGGTCTCAATTAAAAAGACTTCTGGCGGTGCAAATAAATATTGGGCCACAGAATTAACAATAGTCCCTGATGCTACAGATGTAAGCGTTAGTGAGTATGGAACAGTAGATAACGATGGGAATATTGGCACCATCTCCGTATCTAGAGCAGGAGATACAGTTTCACTTTCTGTAGTTCCTGTGGGTGGACTAACCCCTATAACCTTACGCTATTTGCGTATTGGGTTAAAGGCCTAATTAAGGAGATAAAATGGCAACAGTAAATAAAGACTTTAGAGTAAAAGCGGGACTGGTAGTTGAGGGATCAACTGCGACCGTTAATGGAAAAAATATTATCACAGCAGGTGTCGTTGATGCCAAGGGTGATTTAATTGTAGGTAGTGCAGATGATGCAGTAGCTCGTTTAGGTGTTGGCACAAATGGTCAAGTACTTACAGCAGCATCAGGTGCTACATATGGTGTTGAGTGGGCAGCCCCAGCAGCAGTTGGTGTCTTTGCTTCTTCAATTTCATTTGAAGGTTCTACAGCAGATGATTATGAAACAACTGTTGCGGTAACCGATCCAACAGCAGACCGTACAATTACATTTCCAGATGCAACTGGTACAGTAGCACTTACTTCAGATGTTACAACACACGCAAATCTTACAGAAGCTCATGGAGCAACTGGTGCGGTAGTTGGAACAACTAATACACAGACACTTACCAACAAGACACTAACATCACCAAAGGTAAATGAAGATGTTGTTATGTCAGCAACTTCAACAGAACTTAATATTCTTGATGGTGCAACACTTTCAACTACAGAACTTAACTATGTGGATGGTGTAACTTCAGCAATTCAAACTCAGTTAAATGATAAAGCTTCTTCTTCAGACCTTACAACTCACACAGGTGCATCAACTGGTGTACACGGTGTAACTGGTTCAGTAGTTGGAACATCAGACACACAGACACTTACAAATAAAACACTTACTTCTCCAGCAGTAGACGGAAATGGAATTGTTTTTGAAGGTGCTACAGCAAATGACTTTGAAACAACACTTACAGTTACAGACCCAACATCTGACAAGACTATTACTTTGCCAGATGCTACAGGTACTGTTGCTCTTACAAATAATAAGTTGGATGTTTTTGCTGCAACAACTTCATCAGAACTTCGTACAGTAATCTCTGATGAGACTGGTACTGGAGCACTTGTTTTTGCTGATACCCCAACACTTGTAACACCAAACATTGGTGCTGCAACTGGTACATCTTTGGTTCTTTCAGGGGACCTAACAGTTAATGGTACAACAACTACAATTAACTCAACAGAGATCACAATTGATGACAAGAACCTTGTTCTTGGTGCAGTAACATCTCCAACAGATGCAGGTGCAGACGGTGGTGGTCTTACTCTTAAGGGTGCTACAGACAAGACTTTTAACTGGGTAGATGCAACTGACTCATGGACATCTTCTGAACACCTTGACCTTGCTTCTGGCAAGGTATTAAAGATTGCTGGAACTCAGGTTCTATCAGCAACAGAGTACACAGGAAATGCTGCAACAGTAACAAATGGTGTTTATACATCAAGTAAGATTTCAGCACTTGCTGCTACAACATCTTCAGAACTTGCAGGAGTACTTACAGATGAGACAGGAACTGGAGTTGTAGTATATTCTAATACACCAACTCTTGTTACTCCAGTACTTGGTGCAGCAACTGCAACAACCATTGCTTTTGGAGATGCTCTTATTGGTTCTAATACAGCAACTGCTGGAACTTCAGCAACAAATATTGATGCATGGGCAGTATCAGCATACTCTGCTGCTAAGTATGTAGTTCAGTTAAAGAAGTCTGGAGACATTGAGGTTATTGAAGTTCTTGTAGCCGTAGATGGATCAAACAATGTTTATGTAACAGAATATGCTAATATACAAAGCAATGGTCAACTAGGAACAACAGATGCTTCCTATGATGGATCTGGCAGTGTTGTTCTTCAAGTAACAGCAGCATCAGCAGACACTTCTGTTAAAATAAGCAAGACCTACATCGAAGCATAATTAAGAAAAGAGGCTAGAAGTGGCAACTGTAAACAAAGACTTTAAGGTAAAGCACGGGTTAGATGTAACCCAAGGCGGAACTTTCGGGGGAACTGTAACAGTTGCCACTCCTACTGAAAATACACATGCAGTAACAAAACTTTATGTAGATGGATTAATACAAGCAATATCACCTATTGTTCCTACTGAGTCAACTGAACCAGCAAATCCAGTAGACGGACAATTATGGTTTGATACAGTGTCACAACACCTATCTATTTATTCTACAGATGCTGCTGAATGGATTATGATTGCTACATTTGCTGATACGGCTGATCTTAGACAACATATTCATGATACTGCAATTGATGGAACTGGACTAATTGTTTCTATATTCCAAGATGCAGGGTTTTATGATTCAATCTTTACATCTGCAGAAATAGCTGGATTTTATGATACAGAATACTGGAATAATAGTTACGACGGCGGAAGTCCATTAGATAATTTTAGTTAATTATCTGATATAATAGATAAAGGTCTGGGAGGACATAAATATGGCAACAAGAATGCAACAGCGTAGGGGGACCGCAGCACAGTGGATCTCTACGAATAGTGGCAATGGTCCTATCCTAAATGCAGGAGAAATCGGGTACGAAACCGATACAAATAAATTTAAAATTGGTGATGGTACAAATCACTGGATAAATCTTGACTATTTTATTGATGCTAATTCAACAGCAAATCCATCATTTGGAACAAGTATTACATTTGAAGGTGCAACAGCCAATGATTTTGAAACTATACTTCAAGTAACTGACCCTACTGCAGATCGTACTATCACATTCCCAGATGCAACAGGAACAGTGCTTATTTCTGATATTAATGGAAACGTAACAGTACCAGGAAATGTAATTGTTAATGGAACTACAACTATTATTAACAGCACTATACTTGAGGTTCAAAATGAAATTAAATTTGAAGGTTTAACAGGAAACGATTTTGAAACAAGTCTTAAAGTTGTAGATCCAACAGCAGACAGAGACATTACTTTTCCAGATGCTACTGGAACGGTAGTTCTTGCTAATGCTAATCAAACTTTAGACAATAAATCAATTAACTTAAGCGGAAATACTATAACTGGAACTATTGCTTTATTTAACACAGCTCTTGCGGACGCAGATTTTGCAACACTTGATGGTACAGAAACATTAATAAACAAAACTTTAACATCTCCAAAAATTAATGAAGCAGTTGCTCTTACAGCTACAGCTACAGAACTAAACGTACTTGATGGAATTACTTCATCTACCGCAGAATTAAATATTCTTGATGGTGTTACTGCAACAGCAGCACAAATTAATGTTCTTACAAGTTTAACTTCATCTGCAACAGAATTAAATATTCTTGATGGCGTTGTAGCCACTACAGCAGAACTCAATTATGTTAATGGAGTTACTTCAGCTATTCAAACACAATTAAACAATAAACAGGCAATTGTTGCTAACGTATCAGATACAGAAATCGGATATCTTAATGGAGTCACTTCAGCAATTCAAACACAGCTAGATGGAAAGCAAGCAACTGTTGCTAATGTTTCAGATGTTGAAATTGGATATCTTGATGGTGTTACTTCAAGCATTCAAACACAGCTAAATGCTAAGTCAACTGATTCTAAAACTGAAACTCTAACTAACAAAACTTTAACCTCTCCAGTAATTAATACACCTACTGGAATCACAAAATCAGATGTTGGACTTGGAAATGTTGACAATACAGCAGATTCAAACAAGCCTGTTTCTACTGCTACACAAACAGCACTTGATCTTAAGTTAGCACTTGCTGGTGGAACAATGACAGGGGCCATCACTTTGCATGCTGACCCATCATCTTCACTGCATGCAGCAACAAAGCAGTATGTTGACAACACAGCATCAGGAGTTGTTGCAAAGCCACAAGTTCTTGGAGCAACTACAGCAAACATTGATGCTACATACAGCAATGGTACAGCTGGAGTAGGCGCAACTCTTACACACAATACAAACGGAGTATTTCCTGCAGAAGCAGGTGGAGCATCAGGTTGGGCAGTTGGAAAAGGTATTCTTGTAAAGAATCAAACTAATAAGGCTCAAAATGGTAGATACTACGTCTCAAATATGGGATCTGTTTCAACACCTTATGTTCTTACTCGTTGTACATATTGTGATGAAGCATCAGAGATTCCAGGCGCATACATATTCGTACAAGATGGAACATTCGCTGGAACAGGATGGATTCAGGTAGTTGCAGACCCTGCAACATTTGTTGTTGGAACAGATAACATTGATGTATTCCAGTTCTCAGGTTCAGGAACAATCACAGCAGGAACAAATATTTCTGTAAGCGGAAATGAAATTTCAGTAGTCGCAACTCCATCACTTTCTGGCGTAGCATTTACAGACGGCACACAGACAAAAGAAGGAACTCCTTCACGCACACCTATTATTCAAAAGACAGATTCTTACACACTTTCATCACTAACTGAAAGAGATTCTTTAATTGAAGTTGCAAAAGCAACGGCTGCAACAATTACAATTCCACTCAACGCAGCAGTAGCGTATCCAGTAGGAACATCTATTGATATTCTCCAAACTGGAGCGGGACAAGTAACAATCGCAGGAGATGCTGGAGTAACAGTTAACTCAACACCAGGATTAAAATTAAGAACACAATGGTCAACTGCAACTCTTTTCAAGAGAGCAACAAACACTTGGGTTGTTTACGGCGATCTAACAGCGTAATAAGGGGATAAAGTAAATGGCTAAAAAGACAGGTAAACGTTCAGCTGCATCTAATGACTTTTTAGAGCCATTTGCACCAACAAGCGTAAGTGCTACGGATGTTGGAACAGGCAGAGCGTTTAACAATGGCGCAGCAACAGTTACATTTTCTTTGCCTGCATTATCTCCTGCTGCTACATCATTTACCGTAACTTCATCTCCTGGCGGATATACTGGAACTGGATCATCTTCTCCAATTACAGTAACTGGACTTCAGTCTGCCACTGCTTATACATTTACAGCAACTGCTACTAACGCTTCTGGAACTTCTCAGGCATCTACAGCATCAGCTTCTATTACCGCAACAACAGTTCCTGCTCAAATGGCAGCTCCAACCCCTACTGCTGGAGTTAATCAAAACTCTATTGCTTTTTCAGCCCCAGCAACTGGTGGAAAAACTATAAGTAGTTACACAGTAACTGGATCTGATGGCACATCTGGAACAGGCGCTACTTCTCCAATTACTATTGCTGACACTGGTGGAACTTCACAGACTTATACAGTTACTGCTACTAACGATAACGGAACAAGCGTTGCTTCCGCTGCGTCTGGTTCTATTACTACATTATCCCCCTTCTTTCCACCGTTTTTCCCTCCATTTTTTCCATTCTTCCCATTCTTCCCACCATTCTTTCCACCATTCTTTCCATTCTTTCCACCGTTTTTCCCACCAACATTTGGCCCATTCTTCCCACCGTTCTTCCCATTCTTTCCACCGTTCTTCCCACCAACATTTGGTCCGTTCTTCCCACCATTCTTCCCAACATTCTTTATTGGCCAACCACCACCTGCTGGGCCAGGTAGCAAAGGATCACTTGGACCTAACGTACTTGTTAGAGGAGAAAATGGTTTAATTCGTGCACAAGACTTGGTAGTTGGAGATGTCGTTAAATCTCTTGATATTCCAGGAATTCCACAAAACTTTACAACTATTGGAACAACTGCAGAAGAACTTGCTGAGATGTCCTGGGATACAGAGTCTGTGTTATCAGCAACTCCAGTACTAACTACAATTAATAGAGTACAGATCATACAAAGAACAGGTGCAGTGTCTGTAAATGCTGAAGTGCTTACAAGAAACCACTACCTACTTATTGAAAGAAATGAAGTTGTAAAAGCTATAAAAGCTGGAGATCTTTTAGAAACAGATAAAATGTTTGATTATAACACATCTACATTTGTTAATATAACTGAGCTAGAGTTTTTAGATATCACATATTATGCGTACAGCATTAACTGTGAACCTTACGACTTCTATTTAACAGAGCATACATTAACATTTGATAATAATGAATGGTATCCAGAATAGTTAGGATAAAAGATGATTATAGATAATAATAATCAATCTATAAGATTTAGTCCTGACATAAAACAATATCCAAAAGAATTATTTGGATCTTGGTTCTGTTTTACAAAAGTAGAAGATCATCCAATTATTGCAGGAATGTGTTCTGTTTACTTTAATGACGAACATCCAAGTGGGACAATGATAGTATCTAACTATATACTAGATCAATATCCAGACATATATGCCACCTGGGATAAAGATTATATGTCAAATAAAATGTTTGTATCTCCAAAATTAAGAAAAAATGGAATAGGAAAAAATGCACTTATTGTTGGGGATCAATTTATTAAGTTTTTAGGAAATGAATTAAAGTATATCTACGGAGAACATGAAAATGGAGATTTTCTTTTTAATGGAGCATACTCTTTAAATAAAAAAAATAATAATAAAGATGTTAATGATTCTGACATGTTTGATTTTAGAGACCCAGCATACCCAATAATACATTTTGATAAAAGGTTTATAAAATATGAAGTATAAATATAGAGATATAAAAGTATTTACAAAAAATATACCCACATTAAAATTTGAAAATATTTTATCTTTAAATAATAATAGATATAAAGAAATATATACTTATGATAATTTTAAAAAAATAGGATACAAAAAAAATAGTAATTCTAAAAATATATTTCAAGAATATAATATAGAGATATATAATGTATATAAAGAAATATCAAAGCTATTAAATGAAGCCTGTAATCATTATCTAATAGATCAAAATCGGCAAAATTACTTTATTAAAGGTAAAGTATTTGAGTATAACAAAGATCATAACAATGAAGTTTTTGATTTTCCTGGAAGAGATATTCCAATTTTTCATGGGTATGTTATTTTGGGGGAAGAGGGCTTGAAGCAAACATACTATACCAATAAGAGTAAAAAAGAGTTTATTTTTAGTAAAAACACAATTACACTCTCATCACCAACAAATCTTATAAATAACAAAGTTAGCAACAGCTGCAAAGTTATAGAGTATTATATATCACCATTATCGTCTATTATTCAAAATGAAGAAGGTCTTTGGGTTCCAATTTTATAAACATAAATTTATGGTATAGTAGTTATATGAAATCTTACAGTAAAGATAATTTCTTGAGCAGTGATAATTTTAATGAAGTTTATGCTAATTGCATAGAAAAAAGTAAAAGTTTTACAAGTGAACATTATGCAAGTGGGTATGGCAGATATGGTATTTTTATAGACTTTTCAAAAGAAATTCAAGATATTTTTGTTAAAAAAGCAAGAGAAGCCTTTGAGACAGAGGATTTATTTATTACTTACTCCCAGCTAGTTAAATACCAGATAGTAGAAAATAATATTCCAAGGCTTACCCCCCATATTGATAAGCTGCCAAGCACACGTATTATAGACTTATGTATTGACACAACATTAAAGGACTGGGGTCTTTTAGTTAATGATAATCTATTTATAGATAAACCTAACACGGCAATATTTTTATATGGACAAGAAGAAACTCATTCCAGACCAGAATATACGTCAAATAATTCAGAAGACTACTCTTTACAGTTATTTATAAATTTTGCACCTAAAGATTTTTGGTTTTTTAAAGGAGATTATAAAAAAGCTTTAAAATATATGACTCCTTCACCAATTATGTATAATAAAGAAAATACATCAATTACCATGATACAAAAATAAATATTTGTTTTTTGCAATAAACATTTTTTTATGCTATAATAAATTATAACCTTAAAAGATGGGGATCTTATGGATATTTATAATGAAAACGAAAATCACTGGTTTACTAAAGATAGGTCTGAAACAGCTTCAGACAGAGTTGCACGAATAATGCCTCAAAGTAATATTAATGTTAGTAATCCAGGATTAGGTTTAAATATTTATCATAATGTTTTTTCTAAAGATGATTCTGAAAGATATATTAATACTCTTGAGCATAATTTGTCTGGAGATAAAAAATATAAATGGTCAAAAGCCAAGGTAACAAATTCTGATGCTCCAATTAAAAAAGCAAGAGATTGTGTAGACTTTAAATATAAGCAAGAAAATCTTGGGCCAAGAGATGAATCTAATGAAGACTTAATTGATCTTCATGAAGAGATCTACCAAAAGCTAAAGATGTGTATAAATGATTATGCACATTATTGGGGAATCAATGTTACATATTACGAAGCTTTTAACTTTGTAAAATATGAAGGAGAAGGAACTCATTTTAATATTCATGCTGATCATGGTCCAGCATATAACTGTACTGTGTCTGCTGTTATATATATTAACGATGATTATGAAGGCGGAGAAATTAAGTTTCCAAGATTAGATAATTTTGTTCATACTCCAAAAGTTGGAGATATAGCAATTTTTCCTTCAAACTATATTTATGAACATGCGTCATTACCAATGAAAACAGGAACTAAATATTGCGTTGTTATTATGACAGATATTAATGAACTGAGTCACTAATGAACAAGTTGGCAATCTTTAGATCTTTTAGGCCTTGGCTAAATAAGGATAGTGTTTCTGTTCCAGCACCAACACAGAATGTTATTCCTCAATGGTATAAAGATGCAGACAGATTTGCAAAAAATCCAATTAACAATGAATATTATAATGCACCAAAAGAAACTTGCCCCTTTCCAAAAGACGGTACAGCAGATGACTATGGAAAAATTCCTACATGGAAAGCATGTCCAGCAATTATGGATGCATTTTCAACAGGGTATGTTTTTAAAACTCCTTGCGATTTAGTATTTTCTAAAAATACACAAGGAGTTATTGGTGTAAAAATTGAAGATAAAAGATATCAAGATTTTTGTACACAAAGACCTCCAATGCCACAGTTTGAGCACCCAAAAGGATTCTATCAGCATCATTTTGCCTGGAGTTCAGATTGGGGACTTGAGCTTCCAGAAGGTTACAGTGCGTTATTTATGACACCAATGAATAGGTTTGATTTACCATTTTTAAATACAACAGGGATTGTTGACTCAGACAAGGTTCATTTGCTTGGAAGCTTTCCATTCTTTATTGCAGAAGGTTGGGAAGGAACAAT